ATGATAAATTTTTCTATTTGGGAATTTGGAAAGTTTAATGATTTGCAGGAATTTGTAAAAGTCGTTAATGATAATAAATTGGAACGTAGAACATCAGGAAAAATGTATGGTAGCCTTTCATTGAAAAATGAGATAACACCAATGGAATGTCTTAATAATATTTCTGTTAGCAGTTCGATTATTGATAAAGATGAAATCGAATACGTTGCATTTAATATTAATGCCCAAGGTGCTAAGAAAAATATAGAAACAGATGCGTATGAAGTCAGTGATTGCATTGAAAAAGCTGTAGGATATATTCAAAATAAAGTGTTAAAAGTTGTGATTTTTGGCTCTCAGAATAATGCATATAAGATAATTAAAAAAGTATTTAGTAATGAATTGATTTGGGGAACAGTTGAAGAAGTTAGTTATATTTCAGAAGATACTTTATATTGGTTATTTTATCGTTTGAGAGAGTTTCAAGACGAGAAAATAACAACGAATCCTGTGATGTTTATTAATGGTATATACAGTTATTTAGGCAGAACAAATGATAAGGTAAATGCTGTAAGAGGAATGGGAAATAGAGTTTCAGCATTATTGGGAACATTAGGAATGTTATTAGGAGAAGAAAATTTACGTGCATTGCGTCCAATAATTCAATATGGAAATCATCAAATGAATATTGAATTATATATTGGAAATACAGGTAGAATATATGATAAAACATATAGAGGTTCTATAGAAATAACACAAGAGGGGATAGAGCAAATAAAATTAGTTTTATTAGTATGTGCTAAAATATTACCTGATATGGTAAAAGCGTATAAGGAAAGTTGTCAAAATAATGAGTGGTCAGCTTACATTAAAAGAATATTTTTAAAAGGAATCAGCAATGAAATGCAAGATAAAATAAAAATAGAAATGGATAGAATAGATAGGGAAATTGCACGTTTTAAAGAAGATAATGAGGAGGTAGATGGTACAGAAGAATTATCACAAATAGAGAATGAATTGTTAGAACAACAAGAATTTGAATAAGAAAATTATAAACTGCCGTTTCTTGAAAAATAAAAGAAACGGCAGTTTAATTATATGTAAAACTCCACGCTTAACGTATCCTCCGCCTTATCATACACCATAACATTTACCACACTGCGCAGGGCATTGGCGCGGGTGCGTTTATCAAGCGATTCGTCCCGGATAATATCGTAAATACTACGGATATTTCGTGCAAGCTGTTCTTTGCGTTCCGGTTCACTATCGGTCAGAGCAGAGAGCTGTTCTTCAATCCGTTGCCGCTCATCGGCGAGTAGCTGCTTATTTTCCTTATATTCTTCCAGTGTATCAATTCCATCACGGTAAGCCTGCTTAATGCGTTTTTCTTTATCGTCAAGCTTTTCAAGCTGTCGGTTTAAGAGCAGACTGTCATCCGCTTCATTCTGCGGTGTGCGGACCTCATATGAAAACTCATTGGTCTTGATAACCTGTTCAAATGCGGCATACACCGCCTGCTCCAGTTTTTCAGCCTTGATAAAATGACTTGTCATACAGCTTCCGCGGCTGTAATTGCCACACTGGAAAGAAGTTACTTTGCCACCGGCGGAGAGGACAGAACCGTTTAAGGAAGAACCACAGGACGAACATTTTACCATACCGCTTAGCCAGTGCTTAATAGAGCCGGTGCTGTGTGCTTTGTACGGCCGGCTTCGTTTTACAATCTGCTCCTGTACAAGGTCATATACTTCCTGCGTGATAATCGCTTCATGCCGTCCCTGTGAAATAATCCATTCGGATTCATCTTTTATGGTGTGTTCGTTGTGGTTCTGACGGTTCCAGCGAACCATGCCGGTGTAAAATGGATTCTGCAGGATATATTTTATGGTACGTTCTTCATAATTGGCGCCGCGCCGTGTCTTGTAGCCCAGGGTGTTGAGTTCTCTTGCAATCTCAAGATAGCTTTTTCCGTTACCGGAGTATTCATCGTAAATCTTCCGGACAATAACGGCTTCCGGTTCATAGATTTCCGGTATCTTGGTTTCCCGGTTCATGCGGTAGCCAAGCGGCATGGCAGACTGATAGCCGCCACGCAGTGCCTTTTCTTTCATACCGCGCATGACTTCACCGGATAAACGAATCGAATAGTATTCGTCCATCCATTCAATTATTCGCTCGATTAAAGAGCCAAAAGGGCCGTCAACCAATGGTTCTGACACACTCACGACCTCAACACCGCATTTTTTAAGCAAAGACTTATAAACAATCGATTCTTCCTGATTGCGGGCAAAACGGCTGAATTTCCACACGAGAATCACATCGAATGGGCGTTCTTTGGATTTTGCCATACCAATCATTCGCATAAATTGTGGGCGTTTGTCAGCTTTCTTACCGGAAATGCCGTTTTCAATAAAAATGTGTTCTGGTAGAATCATTATATGATTGCTCTTTGCGTAGTCCAGCAACAGCCGCTTTTGTGCATCCGGGGAGAGTTCTTCCTGCTTATCGGTCGATACACGGATATAAGCGCAGGCATTTTTCATTTCATTTAAGGTCTTTTTCATAGTATATCACTCCATTCTATTCATATTTGGGTATAAAAATAACACCTACTTGCAAAAGCGGTGTCTGGAATGATATAATATAACTTGGTTAGGGGTATATTATATCAGACACCGTCTGAGTAAGTATCCGTAAAAGCTCTTGTGTTGGTAGCACAGGGGCTTTTATTTAGTTTAATCCAAGCTCATTAGTAACGTATTGCCGAGGTCGGCAATACGTTACTAATGTCGTTGGGTTATTGAATTTACAGTTAAATCCTTTCAAAAACCATTGTTGCCTGAATACGGTCGCCGCAGCCAAAACCGGGGCTGTTGGCAGAGGTTGTTACTTAATCTTCGCTATATAATTTGATAACATTCAAAAGTTGATCTTTGTAATCATACAAATCATTTAATGAATCAATATAATAACGAGTAAATGACTTCTTTTCATCAGGAATTAATATTTGCATTTTCTTTTTATCAAGAATTAGCCTGCAAATAGGCTTCCGGTTGTTGTTTTGAAAGAGAATGCCGAAATAACTTTCAGTATCTCTATATACAATATCACTAATATCCACAGCACCGACCAGCATACCTCTAATAATGTAAAAAGCTTCAATTTCTTCCTCGGTTGTAACAATTTTGCTTTCTTTAACAGGTTCAACAACAGGCTCCGGAGCATCCTCAGTTTCTTCACTTGCTAAAGCGGAAGATATTTTTTGATTAACAATATCATTGATAAAAGCAGTGCTTGCTTTTTTGATAATAGGTTTAAATTTATCAAGAATCTTTTGATTCTTTTGACCGTCATATATTTCATTCAATATAAAACGAACGTAGTCATCAGACGGCTCATCCAGCAGTTTTTTGAGATAATCTTTAATTAAGTTAGAGTATTTAAGTTCAGAAGCTGTACTAAATATGCTGTCCTTGTCAAAATTTTCTTTGGCAAACTTTCTCAATTCGTTTACAAGGGGTTCTTTCAAGTCAAGAAGATTAATCTCGAGAAACGGAGTTAAATCCATTTTATTTGATTCATCAAGGTCAGTGTAAAAGCGGTAAAGAACACCATTAGTTAAAATTCCAAATTTGGCAGGAGATGTTCCGAAGTATCGAAAAAGTTGAGAACCATGTTTATCTAAGGAATCGCCACACCATTTACATTCGATTAGTATAGATGGCTCATTGTTTACTATGATAGCATAATCAACTTTTTCTCCTTTTTTAATTCCGACATCAGCGGTATACTCAGGACAAAATTCAGCCGGATTGAAGACATCATATCCTAGTAATTGAAAAAAAGGAACAATAAGTGACATTTTAGTAGCTTCTTCTGTTTGAATGGAATCCTTTAAAGTTACAATTCGCTGTGAAAAATTTTTAATATCATCATAAAAACTCATATAATATACCTCTCTTGTATTAATTTAATGCGTGCGTATTAATTTCGATAATATCAATATCACCATGTTTTTCATAATCCCCGCGCTCAATATGTAACATTTCGTGATGATATGACCTTAAGTGTTGTTCCCGGTTTAACCGGGAATTTAGAACGATGGTGTAAGAATCATCGTTGTTGCTGACAGTATATGCCTTTACAGTAGTTGGCATATCTGCATAGATGATGTTTGAATCCGTAATTATCCCCTCCTTTGTGCTTTACTGTTGATTAAATCTGTCGAGCATCTGCTTAACAAACTCAATGTCTTCTTTTTTGACTTTGCGAGAAGCATCGAACAATACCTTATAATCAGGATTTTCATACAGGAACTGTGCCATGTCTTTTGCATCGTCATTTAAATAATATACATCTTTAGTATCATCTTGAATTAAATCCTGTATTTCAACATGCAAAAATGAAGCTATTTTTGCTACGATTTCCATATCTGGAAGTCTGATTCCTTTAACCCAATTAGATACAGCGGATTGAGATACCCCAAGGTAATCAACTAAATCCTTTTGTGTTTTATTATTTAACATTAGATAATATTTAAGTAGTTTAGGAAAGTTCTTCCTAACATCCTCACTCATAATGCACCTCCATGTATGTTGTAATTTAATTCTACACATAATGAAAACAAAAATCAATAAAAATGTGAAAAAAATTCACAATATGTGTTGACACATCACGCAACGTGATGTATTATGATGATGTAAATAAAAGAAAGAGAGGAAAAAACGCTTGGATATAAAGATAAGTTTAGCTGCAGTTCGTGTAAATGCGAACAAAACACAAGCAGAATTAGCAGAGGAAATGCAGGTGACACGCGAAACAGTAAATAAGTGGGAAAAGGGGAAAGTAGCACCAACTAAAGCTCAAATATATTTATTTGCAAAAATATGCGATTTTCCAGTAGATAATATTTTTTTACCTTATAACATCACATAGCGTGAAGCACATAAATAAGAAAGGGTGAGAACAATGCTTATAAGAACAGAATTTGGTAACTTTGGTTGTCCGGAGGACTTATTAAGATTTATGCAGGAAGAAGGAATCGAATCCCGCACGGTTGAATCTGAATATTGGGGTGCGAAGCTAACCCCGATGAGGTTTACACAGAAAGAGGTTGCGGACTGGATTAGATTGAAGGAGGAATAAGAAGTGTGGTTGTCAAAGAAAAAGTACAAGGCTTTAATTTGCGAATTAGATGAAATCAAGGCAAAACAGCGCAAACTGGAGCAGAAGACGGAACAGAGGCTGCTTAATATGGCAAAAAGAATCCTCAGAGAGCCGGAAAAACTCTCTGAGGAATTAAACCAATTGGATAGGATTGAGAAGTACGTTAATGACATTATTAATCAGTGATGAAGTGAGGTGATGACTTGAAATGCCAGCATTTGTTTTGCTGATACTAGTATACATTATAGCGATTGGGTGCGTTTTTATCATGAAAAAAATACAACCCGAAAGCGTGTTTGTATATGCAGTCTGGGCGGGATTTGTATGTGTTTTACTTACATTGATTGTAATATTTCACGGATAACAGGAGTTAATTCATTGAGGTGTGCAATGGCAGTATCCCAACGACGTTCAGTGATTTCATCATTAAGAGTGATGACTTCGTCAGCTAAGTTTTGAGGAAAATAAATTAATGCAAGCGGATATATTGAAGCATATTTTAAATGGGTGTCATGGTCACGAACAGCAATGTACTGTCCGGTGTAATTTAAATAATCTTCATAGACACCACGTTTATAAAATTGTGCAGCTTTTTCAGATTCCAACTTCATTTCAATTTTTTTCATTTTATACAAATGATGATTATTGAGTAATGTGGTAATGATAGGTGAAATGATTGCACATATTGCAATAATTACAGATATGGTTACGGTTAAATCTACAGCTATCATTACATTCTCCTTTGATTTTATTAGTTAATGGCAACTCTCAGTGATTACAGTATAGAGAATGTAGTGATGTTTGGCAAGAGAAAGGAAGGATAAAGCGTGTTGTATTACATATGTTCGCCCTATCGTGGGGCGACTATAGAAGAAATAGCTGAGCACATAGAATATGCAGAAAAACTTACAAGGGCGGTGTTGTTACATGGATTTGGTGCAATTGCTCCACATTTGTACATGACAAACTGCCTTGATGATTCCAACCCGGAAGAAAGAAAACGAGGATTGGAAGCTTCGCTGGAGATATTGAAAAAATGCGATGTGGTATATGTCGGGCAGAAGTTCGGCATAAGTGAAGGCATGGCAGCTGAGATTAAAGAGGCTGAAAAATTAGGAATATCGGTGTTTTACAGGGATTAGGAATAACCGTTTATAGCCCTCAGAAGCTGTAGACGGAATTGGGTTTCGTTGCGGTAGTTCCCCGCTTTGGCAGTGAAAATTAGATACCTCAGACAGCTACCACCGCCAAAATAAAAGAATCGCAACAGCACGCGGCACTTCATGTCTGATAGCCATGCGGGTTCAAATCCCGCCGTCCTGATTTCAACGTTGAATAAAAGGCTGTGTGACAGGCACAGTCAGTTACTTTTTGAATAATCATAATAATAGCAAAAGTGAGGTGATAAGCATGAATGTTATCTGTACCATTAACGACAAAAAGAAAAAGAAGACATACAAATTGGAAGAACTGACCCCAAAACAGCGGGAGGAGTACGGCAGGAAGATCAACGAAAGCGGTATGGCCGCAATGGGGTATGTAAAGAAGCAATGAAAAAGAGTATTTTCCATTTACAGCCGCCACAAGCTGTAAATGGATTCACAGGGCGTTTAACAGGAAAAAATGGCATATCCCCTAACCAAAATCCCCAGAAGCTGTACCCCCTCACAGCACTTCATGTCTGATAGCCATGTGGGTTCGATTCCCGCCGCCCTGATTCGGGACAAGCTCCCGAACCCTAAAGGTTAAAGAAATGTATATCACAAAACAGGCGGCATCACGCAGCTTCATGCCGCCGGAAAGGAGAAAGATATGAGAAGCATACCGCTGATTATTTTTTACAACAGGTCCATTGATGATGCCAAAGAGAAACATGACATTATTAAAGCGTGTGAAATGCTGAAAAAGCTTCGGAAATTGGAAATTAAAGAGCGTGCAGTACCCGGTTCATACCGGCTTATAGAACAATAAAAATGAGAGAACTGATTGCAGCAGCTCTCTCAAAAAATTGATGTATAACATATACCAATACTTACATTATTATAACGGTTTATGTGTGATATGTCAATAAAAAATAAAAGGGGATTTTCCCCTTTTGAAAGCTTGATTAAATGATTATCTAAAGAACCATTCAGGAGATATAACAATATGCCATACATTAAGGAAATATGCGTGGCGGGCAGGATACTTGAGGTAAGAAAATATCACACACTTCGTTATAACTGCAAAGGGGAAAAGAGGGAAGGACGATACAGGCAGACATGTGAATGTCAGCAGAGGGTAAATCAAAGAAAGGCAGAGCGGACACTCCGCCGCCTGATGAATACCAATTTTACCGATAACACAGGAATGCTTGTGACGTTCACCTATTTTCCACGTAACCGTCCAAAAGATTCAAAACAGATGCAGGTGGATATGCGCAACTGCTTAAAGAAAATGAGAAAGATATTCAAAGACAAGGGAATACCGCTCAAATACATCTATGTAAAAGAACTGGGAAAGCGGGGCGCTGCCCATATCCATATGATGATGTCAATCTGCACGCCGCAGGAATTAAAGCAGTGCTGGACAAAAGGCGGCATAGACATGAAGCCGCTGTACAGCAAAGGAGATTACAAAGGTATAGCAAGGTACTTTATCAAGGCGGCATTAAAGACAGAAGAAACCGAAGGACAGTTGATAGGAAAACGGTGGAATCCGTCCCGGAACTTAAAACAGCCGGTCGTGATAAAACAGGTTGTCCGCTCCAGCACCTTCAATCATGGAATCCGTCCGAAGAAGGGATATATTCTGAATCCGGATTCTGTGAGGGAAGGATATACAGAGGCGGGGTTTAAGTATTTTTCATACACCATGTACAAAGAAGAAGGAGGCGGATAGACGTGGTAAACATCTACATAACGACAACAGCAAAAGGACCGCGGATATGGAAGACGGCATACTACGTTTACACAATGGAATATAACGGGCATACGAGAAACCACTCCGGGCGAATGAAAAACTGCACCGAAAATCAGCTTGAGTTAAATATCATAGCGGAAGCATTGGGAAGATTAAACAAAATGCAGAAAGTCCGCATATTTACCGGTTGTACCCACGTTTTAAATACTGTGAATAACCACTGGATTGCCCAGTGGGAAAAGAACGGCTGGAAAAAATCCGGGAATAGGCCGGTAAAGAATCAGGAACTGTGGCAGCAGATTACGGAGCTGATGAGGTACCATGTTGTAACATTTACGGACGAAGCCCATGAATACTCGTTGTGGCATCAGTTCTGTATAGAGAAATTAAAGGAGAAACACAATGAAGAACAAAAGCATTTTACAGCAGACAAAAGAGTGTTACCTGTGCCGTCTGAAAGCTGAAAAGGCGGGATATTTCGGACAACTCCCATCAACGGGGCTGCATAAGCACCATTTCATGCACGGAACAGCAAACAGAAAGCTTGCAGAAAAATATGGCTTGTATGCCTATGTATGCGAGCGGTTTCATCATGAGCATGGTGAAGAATCACCGCACGGCAATCCGGCAGTGGACTTAATGCTCAAGCAGACGGCACAGCGGGCATTTGAAGAAAAGTATGGAGAAGACAGGTGGCGGGAGGTTTTTCTAAAGAGTTACAAGGACATGGAAGGCGCCGCATATATAGATGACGGAGGAAATATACGAACACCATGAATATAGCAGAGCTGACAGACGGGGAAATGGGCATATTTCATGCCGACAGCCGTCCGTTTTATGAAAAAGACGGCAGGAGAATTATGAAGGTTGCAGAACCGTATTACAACAGGGATGAAAGGATTATATCCGGATTCTGCCCGCACTGCGGATTGGAAGTGAACCGTGTATGGAATATGGATTATTGCGGAAGCTGTGGACGGGAAATAAGCTGGCATGATATCAGCGTAAAAGATTATGGAGATATTCCGTAAGTTGCACCGGTGCAACAGAAAGGAGAAACGATATGTTTGAAAAATTCGGAGAATTAAATTCGGCAGAGGAGTTAAACAGAAAAGCAGAGGAATTAAAGGGCGATATTGATAAATTAAAGCAGTTTTCCGCTGAAAACGGGCTTGAGGAAGATGATGTAAATGACTACGTGGACGGAGTAATTACAGAACTGGCAACACCGCTGACGGCGGCAATGGGGAAAATAAAGGCTGAAAAAGAAGAACTTGAGTTGCATGGAGTGCTGGAAGACTGGTATGAAGCGGTTGCGGATGAGTGCATGAGCAATCTGGCAATGGCAGCAGCCGTAAGAGAAAAAGGAAAGAGCCTTGCGGTGTTTATGAGCAGGCTTCTTGCAAAGGCATTCCAGGGCAAAGTAAGGGTAAGTGACAAAATCGTATCAATCACAACGATAGAGCATGACGGTAAACAGGAGCAGATGAGAGGACCGGTTTATTTAGGGATTCCAAGCCGTGCAGAAGTAAAGAAAATGATGCGTGAATATTACTTAGGACAGGAGAGAGCATGAGAGCTATAAAAGCATTTAACCGGAATCTACAGGCAACGCTCGGAAGCGGAGTTATGACAATGGAAGCCGGAAAGACGTACCGGGAAAAAGAAGCAAAATGCGCGCACAACGGCTTCCACTGCGCAGAGAACCCCCTGTGTGCACTCGGATACTATAACAATATGGATTCCCGGTTCTTTATTGTGGAAGCGGGCGGTGACATTAATCAGGACGGGAATGGTACAAGAATTTCCTGTACCGAACTGACACTGATAAAAGAGATTACAAGGATACAGCTTGCAGCACTTGCGTGTGAGTACATCCGCAAGTACCCGGACAGGGAAGAAAATGAAACGCACCTGTGTAAAGATAAAGGAGCGGCAACAGTTAAAGAGGATTTTATCATTGTCCGGGGGAAGAATCCGATAGCAAAAGGGGTTAAAGGATCATACCTGTTTCTGCTGAAAGAAGAAAAAGACACCCGCAATATTCAGGAAATTTATCCGGTATACGTTGACGGAAAACAGATAAAAGCAAATGTGTACTATGGTTTAAGAGGTGGAAAACTGTGTATAAAAAAGAATTAAGGAGTTTAAAGAGAATCAATGCCACACCGCACATGCGGCGGGTGGCACAGCGCAATAAATTGGCTGTCCCCATTAAATACATAAATTCATGGGGAACATATAAAAGTGAAACAATATATGACATCATGATTCGCTGTCAGACAAGAGGGAAATTACTGATGATAGCAGTGTTTTTTCCGGATAAAGTGGCAGAAGGAATCAAAACACCCACTTATGAGATTTACTGCAATCCGGAAGGAAGTGAGTTCATAACACGGATTCTTGATAAGGCAGGAAATGAAGTTAAATGGAGTACGAGTTTATTTAGAAATCTGGACAAGGTTCGGGAAAACTTATGTGAAAATTACAGTTTATCGGCGGTACAGAGAAATAGCCGGGTGTGGCAGAATCAGGGCAGCAGGGATACAATCCGCCAGTTTTTAAGAGTTCGCAACAGAGGCATTAAAGGCCTGATGGAATATCAGGGCAGATGCCGGGATAAAAAGACACAGGAGGCGGAGGAGCGGGAACAGAAACCGTGGGATGAACATATGGCACTGATACCACCGGTACTGTCGGAGTTTGAAAGGTGGGCATTTCATGAGGCGGCAGTAGAAAATTTTATTTTTTATGAAAGTATAAAGGATAAGACAGGATACTGCACATACTGCGAAAAACAGGTGCCGCTCATACAGGCAAAGAGAAATAAAGAAGGAAAATGTCCGTGCTGTGGAAAAACTGTCAAATTCAAGCTTCAGAGCAGAATACAGACCTTAGCGACTGAAGCACGATATGTAGAATGTATTCAGGAGATACAAGGAGGATTTGTAATCAGGACGTTTAGAGTAAGTTCGTATTATCGCGATAGAAAATATACAAATCCACACCATGTATTTGCAGAACAGGAAAGAGTCCTATATTTTGGCAACACTCCGGTACATTATACATGGGGGAATTATAAGAATAAAAAACACAGATTTATTCCGGAGGGCAGACCGTATTACTCTTTTTACAGCTCGAAGCATAAGCTGTATATGGAAAATATTGAAAATTTGAAACGGACGGTATTAAAAAACACAGCAATTGATTTATGGTCAGAACTGCCAAGAAGCGCGGCGGAATATCTTTACATTGAAAGACATAATCCGGCAATTGAAATGTTGGCGAAGATTGGAATGTTTCGGCTTGCCAAGGATGTGATGAGTTGCCGGTATGATAGTACGCTTTTGAGCGAGGGACAGACACAGATTGCAAAGATATTAAAAATTGACAATGCAAGATTAAAACGACTGAAAGATTTAGACGGAGGCATACATCTTTTAAAATGGCTGCAGTGTGAAAAACGGGCAGATACAATATGGCCGGATTACGTTATCAGCGAATTTGCGGCAAACGAAATCAACTTATCGGATTTTGGATTCCTTCCGCCGCCGATTAAGCCGGTTAAAGTATATAACTACATTAAGCGGCAGGCAGAAAAGTCGGGTGAAACATTTATACAGACAGAAATCACATGGAGAGATTACTATAACCTTGCAGAACAGAATAAGTGGAATGTATCCACATCACAGATAGGCTGGCCGAAAAATTTAAAAAAGGCACATGCTGATGCGGTGTTGTTTTCCAAAGGGGAATCCATAAAGAAACAGTCAGAAAAACTGGAAAAGAAGTGGCCGGAAGTAAATAAGATACTTCCTGATATAAAGAAATTTGAATATCATGATAAGAAATTTGCGGTAATTGCTCCAAGGTGCATTGAAGACATGGTGCGTGAAGGAACAGCACTCAATCACTGCATGGATCATGCAGACTTCTATTATGACAGGATACAGAAGCATGAAGCATATCCGTTCTTTTTAAGGCGGGCAGATTCAGTAGATACGCCGTGGTATACGCTTGAGGTTGAAGCCTCCGGAAACATACGGCAGAAAAGAACCACGGGAGATAATCAGAATCCCGATCTTGAGGAAGCACTTCCGTTTCTTAAACGTTTCATGGTGGCATTTAAAAAGAAAATGACAGCAGAGGAGCGCAGACAGGGAGAAACGGCAAATGAAAAGCGCATACAGGAGTATCGTGAATTGAGGAAAAACGGCAACAGGATATGGCATGGAAAACTTGCGGGACAGCTTCTTGCAGATGTCCTTGAAGCAGATTTCATGGGATTGGAGGAATAGCAATGGAAATTATAACGACATTTGATGAATGGCAGCAGGAGCTTGATACTGAATTGACAAAGACTGCAGAAGGCTTTGTAAGAATCGGATACCTGTTAAAAATAGCACGGGATACAGATATTTTAAAAGATTCGGGATATAACAGCATTGTTGAACTGGCAAAAGCCAGATATGGACTTGATAAGACACAGGTATCAAGATTTATTCATATTAACGACAGATTCAGTGAGAACGGCAATTCTGACAGGCTCATGGAGCAGTACAAAGGCTTTGGATATGCAAAGCTTACTATTATGCTGCAGTTACCGGATACCATTAATGAGGAGCTTACACCGGAGTTTTCAAAGGCGGATATTCAGACCGTAAAAGAAGAAATCGACAGGGAAAAAGAAATATCTGACCTTGAGGTGTTAATGGAAGAACCGGACGTTACATCGGATTACGATGATAACCTGATAAAAGCACTGGCAAAACTCGGAGAAGACGAACCGGAGCTTTACAGGGCAATATATGAACAAAACAAAGCGGCAGGATATACAGTAGAGCAGATGAAAGACGATATGTGTCCGAATGAAGAAAAGATATATTTTGTCCGTCTGGCGGGAATCGGAAGAATGGTATTTTCTCTGAAAACAAAAGAGTCCACTGTCAGATTAGTTAATTCACGAAGTGGGGAAAAGCAGGAGTATACATGGCAGCAGTTGATAGACGGCTGGAAACAGCTTTTTAAAGGAAAAACAGGTACGGCACAGGAAGAATGGAGCAGAGAGTATAAAAGACCGTATCCGTCAGAAGAAACAAAAGAAGAACGGCCAAAGGAACGCAAAGAACCAAAGGTCAGCCGTCCGGCACCTGAAAAAACACGTAAGGAAGATGTAAAAAAAGTAAATGCGGAAAAGGCAGATACAGAAGCCCCTGCGCCGGAAGATGAAGACAAAAGCGAAAAAACTAAAAAGTCCGAAAGCCGCATAAACACCGGTAGCGAAGCGGATTCTACTCCAAAACCGTCTACACAGGATTACAAAGGCGCGGTATTCAATGAAATGATAGGTGTTGCAAATGGTCTGTTATCCTGTGTATATCAAAAGGACGTTAAGGGAATCAGGGAACATATAAAGGATATTGGACATATGCTGGATACGTTAGCAGCGGAAGAACAAAAGGACATTCCGGGGCAGATGCGTATGGGAGAATAAGAAAGACAGAGGTGATAACAATGCTTACATGGCAGAAGAAAAATGGCGAATGGGGATTAAACGGAGTGCCTGAAGAAGAACTGAAAAAGGTTGGCAGCAGAATATATGCGGCGCTTTTTAAATTAAAAGATTATGAGCAGCTGGGAGTAAGTCCTGGACAGGTGGAAGAACTGGACAGGCAGTATACGCAAGTATGTGAACGTCTTGCAAAACAGAAAATTCCATGTATGCCGGGAGATACGATTTATATTTATGAAACGTGTGAGTGTATCCCAAGAACCCGTGACCAGCAGACAGGGATAGTAGAGTGTCCGTTTGAATCAGACTGTCCGTATGATACCTGTAGAGATGCAAATGAGCGTTTATTTCAGACAAAGGTTATGGGGATATATAATACAGGGCACGGCTGGTACATAGAAGCCGAACATATCATACAGGCAATACCGGCATCTTATATCGGGAATACTGTCTTTTTTAATCCAAAGGAAGCATATAACAGGCTTCATGCAGGGGCTAAAGAAGATTACAGAAAACATTTTGAACGGAGATTCATGAGGAAACGATGAAAGAGTGGATAAACATTAATGGAAGCACTAAAACCTGCGGACAATGCGCCTATAAAGCATATTTGGGAGAAAATGCACAGGGGCAGCAGGTGTATGGGTGCAAAAGAAAGGGAAGATGTAAGGAGAATAGAGCAGGTGAAAGTAAAGAACTTGAATTAAGTGATTTTATTACGGAATCACAAATATAAATAAAAATAGTATGGTTTAGTGTTGAAATCACGGCATTAGAGCATAAATGGACATTGAAAATTGAATATTGATGGTTGGAATGCTATAATTTTTTTATTCCAAAAGAAAAGGAGAATGATTTTATGACAAATAAAATAAATACACCAAAGGGCAATTCAAATACTGGGAGTTCAAAAGGCAATAGAGGAGGTTCAATTGGAGGATTAAAAACTATTAGAGAAAGTGCTGTTCACAAACCGGTGCCAGGAAAAGGCGGGAAAAAATAATTAATGGATAAAATAGTAGAATTATTATCTAATTCAGAGGAGATGGATATTGTTATACAGAACATAGCTAGTTATGTGATATATATATATCCTGGAATAATATCTATTTATTTATATAATTTTTTTGTGGCTAGAAAAATAAAAAATACGCAGGCATTTATAGTAAAAAGTTTTGCAATTAGTTATTTGTATAACTTGTTAATACAAACATTATTTTTTTACATATGTTTTCTTAAAGATGTACCAGAGAGGAACAGCATTTATTATAATGCAATGTTAATTTTTATTTCCTTTTTATTGCCATATAGCTGTTACAGGATTAAAATGTCAAGAACGTTTACGTCGATTTGCAAACGGCTTGGCATATTTACAAGTGCTACAGATGTTCCGTTTGAACTACTATGCGATAGTGAAGAAAAATATACATGTTTAAAGATATATTTAACAGATCAACCGTATGTGTACATCGGATATCTTGAAGAATATGAATATGAAGAAGGTTATGAAAAATATGTAATATTAACGGGATATAGAAAATATAGCATTAGCTCCAAAAACAATGAAAAACTAATTGAGAGTCACGATTCTGAACAATGCAATGAAAAGGTATTTATTAAATTTTGTGATATTAAGTGTATTGAAAAAGTAAAAGAAAGCAGAGCAGAAAAAATATATAGCAAAAGAAAATGAAATTTGAATAGGTTACCAACCGTCAATATTTGATGGTTGGTATTTTTTTGCCCGAAATCAAGAATTGCACCGGTGCAACAAAAAAGGAAGCCTGCTGGATTCGCGGTCTGCAAGCTTCCTGTTCCCATATATCGAACAAATGTATTATAGCACAAAACACAGAGAAGTACAATACAAATGGGAGGAAGTATGGGAATAAAAGAGGCATTAGCACAATATTGTGATACGCAGCAGGAAATTAAGGACATAAAAAGCAGGATTGAAACACTGGAAAGACAAATTGCAGTTATGGAAAAGCAGGGATACACCCAACAGGATTCAGTTACAGGCGGAGAAGGAGGAAACAGACATTATAAAATCGAAGGGTATCCGTATCCTGAATACTCAAGAAAGACAACGCTGCTTATATGCCGTCGGCAGCAGGTAGCATTTGTAAAGGAAAGTAAGGGAAGGTGGTGGTTGCACCGAATACATCGAATTATGAATTAGCAGTGTCGGGCGATTCAAGATTGTTAAGAAATGTAAAGGTAAAAGAGGAAATAGACAAAAATTTGTATAGCATATGGCGACACATGAAATGATGAAGCAGTGGAAAAATGGACAATTTTTCTAAGATTTTAGAGCAGATGCAGCAGGGCAACAAAGATGACCTCGCGAATAAAAAAAACACTGAAAATGTCCGCCAGCTACGGAATTTTAGTGCTTTTTGCTATTTTGTTGTGATATTGCACAAAGGCATTAAAAGTGTAGAAATCGGGAAAAGTCAGTGATAGACAGGCTTTGTGGCTGTTTTAATATCGAAAATATTATTCGCTAAACGTGAGTTTTGCGAAGTTTTAGCCTAAATCAGCCACCAATAGAGAGGGGGACAGTGCTGGTCTTATCTTCCGAATTTAAAGATTTTTTGACATTGGAAGCAGGCATAGAATATCTTCAGAGAATAATGGAAACGGTCCGAACATGAATTACAGGAATCAGAAAAATGAACTCATGACTTGATTAAGTTTTTGAAATACATCATCAAAATGACGAGTTTTGAACTGTCTGAATATATTCATGTAAAGGACATTAAGACAGGAAAGGTTTACAGGTAAATATTTATGCGAAAAATAATGGTTATTGTTATGTTACTAATGGTTATTTTATTGACCGGATGTTCACAAATTGAATTAGCACTAATTACTGTTACTAAATTAAATGGTGAACTTGTAGAAATACAGTGGGATAATATGTATTCTGAATGGGTGGATTCGGGTGAATGATGTTTTTGGAAAAATATTGCACATCAATAGATATCGCAGTTGTTGTATGAAAAAGTTGGTACGGATATATAGGAGTTACGCATAAATAATCGGGAAAGGACAGGTGAAAAATGAAAACATTATCAGCAAGGGAATATTTAGGACAGTTAGAATTTTTAGATACAAGCATCAATCAGGACTTAGAACGCCTTAATGATATGAGAATCAATGCATGTAGTACAGGCGGCATTGATTATTCAGACGAAAGGGTACAGACAAGTCCGTCAGGTGACAGTTTATGCAGGCAAGTGACAAATTATGTTGCTTTCGATGATGAAATCAATGCAGAAATTGACCGTTTTGTTGATGCTAAAAATCTGATAATCAAACAAATTAGGGGACTGCATAACAATTATTTTAATCAAATTCTATTCAAAGTGTATGTTCAGTTCAAAAGTGTGAAACAGGCATCCAAGGAAATGAAAAAGTCCTATAATTACACGGTTGAACTGCACAACAAGGCACTTGCAGCGTTTGAAGAAACCTATGAAAACCTTACATATCTGATATAATCGGTTATAATCTGATGATTGACAAACCGATTCAAGACAATTATGATAAACTTGCAAAAACTGGTTGCAGATAATTCTTACTGAAATATCTGCAATTTATTTTTTATTGCCGATATTTGCCCCTGAAATATGATGTTTCAGGGGTTTTTTATTACAAAAATCCATGAAAGGGGTGTTGTTTAATGGCAAAGACGGCAAAATTAACTGAAAAACAACAGCGTTTTGTTGATGAATACCTGATTGACCTGAACGCAACACAGGCAGCCATTCGTGCGGGTTATTCGGCAAAAACAGCGGATGTGCAAGGTTCACGGATGTTAGCGAATTGTAAGGTCCAACAGGCAATCAGCATTGCAATGGCGGAACGGTCTAAACGCACAGGAATCAATCAGGACAGGGTAGTTTTGGAACTTGCCCGCATTGCTTTTGTGAAAATGACTGACATTATTGATAGTGACGGAAAAATCAAGGATGATGCAACTGATGATGACCTTGCTTGTATTGAATCTGTGAAATACAAAAGTTCTGAATCAGATACCGGGCTAAGTGTTGAAAGAGAAGTGAAGATTTCGCCAAAACTGAAAGCACTTGAATTGCTTGGTAAGCATTTGGGTATGTGGAATGATAAACTGGATGTGAACATCACACAGCCTATTGTCATTACGGGTGAAGATGCTCTTGAAGATTAGGCGGTGATTGTCTATGGTCAAGAACAGAATATCTTCACAATATGTTTTTGGGTATCAGAAGTTTATCCTGTACCCGGAAGATTACAAGGCTACAAAGTCCGGCAAGAAGAAAGTGCTACTGCCTGAACTGGTTGGTAAGGGTTACGGTACTTTTTGGCATTGGAAAGGTAGATATAGGGTATGCAAGGGTAGCCGTGCATCCAAGAAATCAAAAACAACTGCCCTTTGGTACATCACCAATATGATGAAGTACCCACAGGCAAATACCCTTGTGGTCAGAAAGACTTTCAGAACCCTGAAAGATTCCTGTTTCACAGAATTGAAGTGGGCGATTCACCGCCTTGGCGTTGATGCCTTTTGGGAAATCAAAGAATCACCACTTGAAATGACCTATAAACCGACAGGTCAAAAGATTTATTTCAGGGGACTGGATGACCCCCTGAAAGTAACATCAATAACCGTTGATATTGGTTGTTTGTGTTGGATGTGGATTGAAGAAGCGTATGAAATCAGTTCAGAAGATGATTTCAATATGCTTGATGAATCAATCCGTGGTGCTGTTCCTGACGGTTCAGGACTGTTCAAGCAAATAACCCTTACACTGAACCCGTGGAATGAACACCACTGGATAAAGAAGCGGTTTTTTGATAACACAGATGATGAAACCCTTGCAATGACCACCAATTACAAGTGCAATGAATGGTTGGATAAGGCAGACTTAAAAGTCTTTGAAACCATGAAGAAGCAGAACCCAAGGCGTTACAAAGTAGCGGGTCTTGGTGATTGGGGTATTGTAGACGGTCTTGTCTATGAGAATTGGGAAGAAAAGGCGTTCAGTGTTGATGAAGTCAAGAAGATTGCCGGGGTCAAGTCTGTATTCGGTCTTGACTTTGGTTATACAAATGACCCGTCAGCACTGTTTTGTGGTCTGATAGATCAGTCAAGTAAGACTATTTGGGTCTTTGATGAAATGTATCAGCCGGGTATGAGTAATGAAGCCATTGCCGAACAGGTTCAGCGGATGGGATATGTGAAAGAGAAAATCACAGCCGATTCAGCAGAACCAAAGAGCATTGACCGCTTGCGTGAACTGGGTCTGAAAGGAATCAGGAAAGCAAGGAAGGGCAAGGACAGCATCAACAACGGCATTGACTTCATACAGGATTATCACATTATCATTCATCCCCGTTGTGTGAATTTCATCACAGAGATCAGCAACTATCAGTGGGATAAGGATGCTAAGACGGGCAAGAAACTGAACCGCCCTATTGATGACTTCAATCACTTGATGGATGCAATGCGTTATGCGATTGAACAGATGGCAAAGGGTGATGCCTTTAGTTTTGATTAAGCAATTACCGGGTAGAATACACGGTGTCAGCAGCCGTTTCTTTTTGGACGGTAGGAAAAGGCTGTCAAATGCTTACTCCGGGGCGGTTACAATCGGTGACCGCCTATGACACCTGTATAACTACTTTTTGAGATATAAGAAACAAATTAGTAATACAAACCCTTGGGAACATAGTGTTTTCAGGGGCTTTGATTTTATTATGCAATGAAAGGGGTGAATTGAACAGTGTTCAGTTCCTTTGTGGATGCAATTACACTTAAATTAAGCAATTTCATATTAAAAAGAACAAAGGCGCATATGACCGATTTAGAATTTCTTGAAAAGGAACTTGCGGCATGGAAGTGTTCGCCCCATAGGATGATGCAGATAAAAGGATTTCTGTACTATGAAGGTGACCATGATGTGATTCACCGCAAGCGTACAATGATTGGTGAGGGTGGGAAACTGGAAGTTGTTGAGAACCTGCCGAACAACAGAATTGTTGATAACCAGTATGCAAAGATGGTCAATCAGAAAGCCAATTATCTGTTTGGTAAGCCGTTCACACTAACAGGTGAAAACACTGCATACATTGAACTGCTGAAAAAGATATTTGACAAGAAGTTCATGCGAACATTGAAAAGCGCAGGCAAGGCTGCATACAACGGCGGCATTGCCTGGTTATATCCATACTATAATGAACAGGGGAAATTTGCATTCAGATTTTTCCCGTCTTATGAGATTTTACCGTTTTGGAAAGATTCTGAACATACTGAACTTGATTTTTTCATCCGGCATTATGTGACGATTGCCTATGACGGCAATCAAAGGAAGTTTATTGAGAAGGTTGAATTGTATGATTTGAATGGGATTCACCTGTTTGTTCTTGAGGGCGGAAAACTAATACCGGATATTGTAAATAATAAAACTACAGACTTTCCACATGTTACAATGACAGATGCTGCCGGAAATATTCAGACATTTAACTGGCGACGTGTTCCGTTGATTCCATTGAAAGCCAATGAACAGGAAACAACGCTGATTAAGAAGGTCAAGTCCTTACAGGACGGCATCAATGTGATGCTGTCTGACTTTGAAAACAATATGCAGGAAGATGCCCGCAACACAATTTTGGTGTTGAAGAACTATGACGGTACAAACTTGGGTGAGTTCCGAAAGAATCTTGCAACGTATGGTGCGGTCAAGGTCAGATATGACGGTGAAACCAAAGGCGGTGTCGAAAAACTTGAAATTACGATTAATGCAGATAACTATAAAACCATTGTGGAAATTTTCAAGAAAGCCTTGATTGAGAACGCAATGGGCTATGATGCCAAGGATGACAGACTTTCCGGCAATCCTAATCAGATGAATATTCAGTCAATGTATTCTGACATTGATACAGATGCCAATGATACAGAATCAGAAGCACAGGCAACAATGGATGATGTGCTTTGGTTTGTCAACTGTCATCTTGCTAATACAGGACAGGGTGACTTTGAAGGTGAAGAAATTGGAGTTAATGTGGTATTTAACCGTGATATGCTGATGAATGAATCTGATATTATTGATAATTGTCAGAAGTCACAGGGAATCATTTCTGATGAAACTATCATCAGTATGCACCCTTGGGTGGATGACCCACAACTTGAAATGGAACGCCTGAAAAAGCAGAAGGAAGAAGCACAGAAAGAAATGCTTGCACAGTATGACCCGTTTGGTACACAGAATCAGAATGGTGACGGTGCAGATGATGACCCTGATAACAAAGGTGACCCGTCACAGGGAAATCAGGGCGGTGAAGTAGATGAATAACGGAGAATACTGGAAGAAGCGTTTTGAACTGCTTGAACAGGCGGCACATCGGCAGGGGGTTCAGTGTTATGCAGATATTGAAAAACAGTACCGGCAAGCGCAGAAAACTCTTGAAGGTCAGATTGCCGCATGGTATCAGCGTTTTGCTTCCAATAATGGGATAACGTTGGCAGAAGCAAGGCGAATGCTGGATGCAAAGGAACTTGCCGAACTGAAATGGGATATTTACGACTATATCAGATATGGTGAGGAAAATGCAATCAGCGGCACTTGGGTCAAGCAGTTGGAGAATGCATCTGCAAGATTCCATATCAGCAGACTTGAAGCCTTGAAGTTGCAGACACAACAGAATGTTGAAGTCATGTTTGGAAATCAACTTGACAGTATTGACAGCACAATGCGGAATGTTTACAAGTCCGGCTATTATCACACAGCCTATGAAATTCAGAAGGGCGTGGGTGTTGGTTGGGACTTTTCCACACTGGATGATAGGCAGATTAGCAAGGTCATCAATAAGCCTTGGGCGGTTGACGGCAAGAATTTCAGTGAAAGGATATGGGGCAACCGTCAGAAGTTGGTCAATGAACTGAACAACACCCTGACACAGAACATCATCTTGGGAAAAGACCCACAGAAAGCCATTGATGAAATTGCCCGGAAGATGAACACTTCCAAGACAAACGCCGGGCGGTTGGTAATGACAGAAGAAGCCTTTTTCAGTTCCGCAGCACAAAAGGATTGTTTTGATGAACTGGATGTTGAACAGTTTGAAATAGTGGCAACACTGGATTCCCACACTTCGGATATATGCCGGGGTATGGACGGCAAGCATTTCCCTATGTCTGAATGGAAGGTTGGTGTGACTGCACCGCCGTTCCATGTTCATTGCAGAAGTACCACAGTACCATATTTTGGTGATAAATTTGATGCTGTTGGTGAACGCGCCGCACGGGACGAAGAAACAGGCAAAACCTACTATGTACCGGCTGATACTACTTACAAGGATTGGAAGAAGGCATTTGTCAATGGCGGTGATAAGTCGCAATTTACACCAACATCACCTATGGAAAAATCAAATGAATCAGGTTATACTATAAGAACCAAGGAAGAATTTGAAAATATAACCAATTCTATAAAATCAGACATAACCAATTATGCAAATAATCATTCAAAATGGAGTGGCAATATAAATGTGCATAAGGATTTGATTGATGGTGATGCAATGGGGATAAAAGAATGGTCATGTGATATTGCAGTGATTGCTTCTGCTGATGACGGTGTACTTTGGCATGAAATGCTTCATTCATGTTCTGCAAGTTATTATCCGCCAAATGTTTATTCTGAACATCAATTTATAGAAGAAGGAACTGTTGAGTTCCTAAAACAACAAATATGTGCAGAAAGAAATATTCGCAATATTGGTGCGTATGAAGATAAAGTTCTGATTTTGAAAATTATCAATGATTCATTTGGCTATGGTACAGATTTGGAATTTGCAAAAGAAATATTTAATATTCCACTTCCTGATAGATACCAATGGTTGGTGGATAAAGTTGATGAAAGTCTAAGAAATGCAAATGCATCTTTTGAAGATTACAATGATGTTATGTTTTTCTTGAAAGCATTGGAAGGTGGAGAGAATGGATGAGGTAAAAAAATTGTTAAAAGGTATTGCAGATTATAAGAAGAAATATCAAATTACTGAAAATTCTTCCACTGCTGAAAAGTTAGTATATGAACTTTCAAAAAAGCATAATTCCAACAACGAGTATTTAGAGTTACAGAAAAGGGTGAAGGTTTTCTTGGAATCAGATGCATCAGAAAAAGATAAGCAAATGGTTATGGGATATACGGAATCATTAAGTATGATATGTTCAGCAATAAAGAACGATTTGTTATAATAAATGTTGAAAGCACGGTCAAATAGCCGTGCTTTTTTCATACCCTAACAAGTTATCAATAGATCTGTAATAATTGCTATATGGCGGTTATATGAGGTCAGAAAGGGGGATAAAAGGCACATGAAAACCAACACAATGAGAAAGGCATGGTGATCCTGATTATCTCCCGGCTACTGGGTCAAGTAGCACATAGAAAAGGCATCCAGCAACGGGTGTCTTTTTTCTTGCGGGTTGTCAAGCGTAAAACCGAACAAAAACCAATCAATCATATGGGAGTAACCCCGTATAAAAACGTATTTGAAAGGATGGTGTAGAAATGACACGCAAACAATTAGAGGATTTAGGACTTACCAAGGAGCAAGTTGATTCAGTAATGAAAATCAATGGTGATGACATTGAGAACGCAAAGGGTACTGCTGCAACAGAGATCAAGAACTTGCAGACAGAGGTTGAAGGACTGAAAACACAGGTCAGTGACCGTGACAAGCAGTTAGAAACTTTGAAAACATCTGCCGGGGATAATGCTGAACTGAAAAAGCAGATTGAGGATTTGCAGACTGAAAATGCAACTGCTAAAGCAAACCATGAATCCGAACTGAACCAGTTGAAAATTAATTTTGCGGTTGAAAAGGCACTGACGGGAGCAAAGGCAAAAAACATCAAGGCGGTTAAAGCTTTGCTTGAACTTGAAGATGCCAAACTTGACAAGGACGGAAATGTCAAGGGATTGGCTGAACAGATTGAAAAGCTGACCACAGGTGATGATACCAAGTTCCTGTTTGAAGCACAGAAGCAACAGTATAATTTCAAAGGGTTTCAGCCGGGAGTGTCAGGGGAAAACAAACCGGGTGAGGGTGAAAAGGTTGATTTCTCAAAAATGAGTTACGATGAACTTACCGCTTATATGGAAGCAACCCCGGATGCACAGATTTAATTTGATGAAAGGAAGGTAATTGAAATATGCCAAAATTTGATGCTAAAAGTTTTAATGAAAAGGCGTTCGGTAAGTATATGAGTGCTATTCCGAATGTGAAACTGAACAAGTTGCGTGAATCCCGTGCAATCGTTGGTGATGCAAGATTACGTGACACGTTTGTGAATAACTCACAGACTGGCACTGTTTACGCAGTGTTACCGTACTTTGGTCTGCTTTCCGGTACACCGCAGAACTATGACGGTGTTGACAATGTTACACCGGGTAAGACTGACACCTACGAACAGGGTGTTTTTACCTATGGCAGAATGAATGGTTGGACAGAAGCAGATTTCAGTTATGATGTAACTGGTGGTACTGACTTCATGGCAAATGTAAGAAATCAGATTAATGACTACTGGAATAGTGTGGACCAGGATGTTATCCTTGCAATCTTAAAGGGTATTTTTGAAATGTCTGCGACTGGGACAGGCGCAATTAAGACCGCTAATGCGGCATTTGTTGATGCGCACACTCTGGATATCGGCGCAGGCACTACAGATGCAAAGACTGATGAAACAATGTGCATGGATGCAACAACCTTGAATACTGCAATTCAGAAAGCTTGCGGTGATAACAAGCAGAAGTTCAAGCTGGTTTACTGCCATAGTGCAGTTGCCACCAACCTTGAAAATCTGAAACTCCTTGCATACTTAAAGTACACGGATGCTGACGGTATGGAACGTGACCTTGAAATGGGTACATGGAACGGTAGACTGGTTGTTGTTGATGATTCTTTACCTGTTGAGGTGAAACACGTTGGGGACACCGGCGGGGATATTTCCCTTTACACAACCTATATCCTTGGTGAAGGTGCTATTGGTTTTGAGGATGTAGGTGCAAAAGTGCCTTATGAAATGGTTCGTGATGCTAAGACAAGGGGCGGTGAAGATACACTGATTTCCCGTAAACGTCACGCTGTTTCTGTTGCGGGTGTTTCTTATACCAAGGCATCACAGGCAACAAATTCCCCTACCAATGCGGAATTAAAGACTGGTAAGAACTGGTCACTGGTTGCATCTGATACCAAGGCTATTGAGCATAAGGCAGTACCTATTGCCCGTATCATTTCCCGTGGATAATTTCTGATCTGAAAGGGTGGTTGCAATGTTTGATACTGATACAGTAAAAGAACGGTTGAAATCATTCGGTTATGAGGTCAAGGCAGATGATGAATTTGCCTTGACCTTTTGCGTTGAAAAAGTACGCAGCACAATCAAGAATGAAATCAACTGGAATGATGTGCCGGAAGGACTGGAACACATTGCCGTTGATATGGCGGTGGGTGAATTTCTTCTTTCCAAGAAAACCTTTGCACCTGATGATCTTACCGGGTTTGATTTAGAATATGCTGTCAAGCAGATTCAGACAGGGGACACCAACACGGTTTTTGCAACTGGTGAAGGTTCAATGACCCCTGAACAAAGACTGACTTCTTTCATCAATTACCTTTTATCCTATGGAAAGGCTGAATTTAATTCATTCAGGCGTATCAGATGGTAAAGCAGATTCAGGCAGCACAAAAGGCTGCAAGGAAAGCCATTGAAGCAACCTATTTTGGTACTTTGACAGTGACAGAACTGCAAAGGGTAAAAAATGAGAAGTCAAAACTTATGGAAGAATCAGAGGTTGTGGTCTTACAAGACCAACCGTGCAGATTATCTTTTGAAAAACTGCAAACAGCAATTCAGTCAGAATCAGCAGCAACAATCACGCAAAGCACAAAGTTGTTTGTTTCCCCGGATGTAACTATCAAAGCGGGGTCAAAACTGACAGTAACACAAGACAATGTGACTACGGACTACACCCGCAGCGGTGTCCCTTCCACATATCCAACGCATCAGGAAATTACACTTGAACTGTTCAAGGAATATGCATAAATGGGTAGAATGGGAAGATTTGACTGCAAAGGTCTGAAAGACTTTCAGCAGCAGTTGGGAAAGTTGCAAAATCCTGATGACTTTGTGGAATCGTGCGCAAAGGAACTTGCTGCCCGGTTGCTTCGCATGGTGGTAAAAAGAACACCTGTCGGACAGTACCCGGCAAGTTCAGGAAAAAAGGGCGGTACATTAATGCGTGGTTGGACTGGTGAAAAACGTGCATCAGCACAAGGGTATGCAGACAGCCTGACGGTGAACCATTTTGGTGACACCTATGTCATTGAAATTGTGAACCCGGTTGAATACGCATCCTATGTTGAGTACGGACACAGGACAGCTAATCATTCAGGATGGGTCAAGGGTCAGTTTATGATGACCATATCTGAACAGGAATTACAGAAAATTGCCCCAAAGGTGCTTGAAAACAAAATTAAGAAATATTTAGGGGGACTTGGTAAATGATAAATTCAATAGTTGAAACAATCAGTTGTTCCCTGAACAAAGAATTTGGGGATGATTATGAAATCCACAATGAAGAAATTAAGCAAGGTTTGAAAGAGCCTTGTTTTTTTATTGCTTGCTTGAACCCAAACAACAACCTTTTCCTTGGCAAACGGTATGAACGTACCAATCAGTTCTGCATCCAGTATTTCCCACAATCTGCAAAGAAGCAGCGGGAATGTGCGGATGTGGCTGAAAGAATGTATGACTGTTTGGAGTACATCACAACAGACGGTGATACCAAGCCAATCAGGGGTTCAAAAATGAATCATCAGGTGGTTGACGGTGTTCTGAATTTTTTTGTCAATTATGACTTCTTTATAGTCAAGACAGAAGATCAGGTACCAATGGAAACTATGACGGCAAGCACGGATGTGAAGGAAGGTGGTTGATTATGGCAGCAAGAAAGCCAACAGCGGAAACAGTTGCAAAGTCTGAACAGACTGAACCGAAGTTCAGCAAAGAACAGATTCTTGCATCTGCCCGTTTTGCAAACAGAAGGGACTTGGTGGATGCCCTTCTTGATGAAGATAAAAGTTACACCATAAAAACTGTTGACAATTTAGTTGAAAAATACATGAAAGGACAGGTGAAATAGTATGGCTTTAGGTGGTGGTACATTTACCTCACAGAACAAAGAACTGCCCGGTGCTTATGTCAACTTTGTATCGGCTGG